TTGCGTCCCGTGCTCGGGGGACACCGGTCCCATCGCTCCTTGTTAAATGTCAAACTCGTCTCAACTTTGGCAAAGTTACCACAATGCGGTCGCAGCGGGTAACATTGATTTAGCAAAAAGGATTTTGCGATCCCTTCAAACTTTTAAAGGCAATCCTCCACCTCCTCGTGGCGGCTGCGCAAAATGTAAACGGAGTTTTCGGTAATGGCTGACCACAAAGATGAAATTGTGAAGCAGAAAGAGTTTTTGGCTCAAGAAGCTCTGCGAGTTGCGAACGAAGCGATCGGACTTCTGCAAGATCAAATGTCCGAGTGCTCGACTCGTGACCTTGTGCAAATCTTTTCCGCTTCTGTGAAAGCGCATCGCGAGATTACCGAGGATATCGTGGTTCTTACTACGAAAGAGTCACCCTCGGAAGAGGCATTGGCCAAGGAGTATGACGGGAAAGTTGAAGAGCTGCTCAAGAGAATCAGTAACTTCTAATTTACTTGGCGCTTCTCCGCCTAAAATACCAGCATGGACCCTAGAACTTACGTATACAAAATAACTTTCGAGGAGATTCCCGACTGGTACTGGGGAGTTCACAAAGAAACCAAATACAATGAGTATTACATGGGATCTCCGGTGACCCATGCGTGGAAGTGGGAATTTTACACCCCGAAGAAACAAATAGTTCAGTTATTCGACTATACTGATGAGGGGTTTAAGGAAGCAAGGCTTTTGGAAGATCGCCTCATATTGCCTGATTTGCACAACCCTTTGTGCTTAAATGAGGGTATGGGGGGAAGAATGTCCTTGACTTCCTGTTCTTTGGGGGGTAAAGTTGCTTCCCAGATTTTACACTCGCAAAGGGATGAAAATGGGAGAAGTGTGCAAGCAGCTGCTGGAGGGTACGCTTCTGGTAAAATTTGGACAGAGGCGAAAATTGAGAGTAGTAAGCGGAACCTCAAAAAAGCCACTCAAGCTCAAAGGGACCGTAAGATACAAATCTACGGAGACGAATGGGAATACTACCGGCGCAAGGGCAGATTAACTCGATTTGGTGTAAAAATTGATGGAGTTCGCGTGCCTGTTAAAAAGTTGTCGGAAACATTTATCGAGTACCACTTGATTTATGGGCAACAAAAAGGCGGTTACAGGAATCCCTCATGAATAGACCCATTATAAAAACAGCAAGTCAACTAGACGAGCATTCTTCGTGGAGAAAGTACATCCGTGGTTTACATGAGTTGACCCTCCTGGAGGCCCCCGAAAGTACCATACAAGAATACAAGTATAAGGCAGCAAGAGATTGCTTTTTAGCATTTGCTGACATAATGAAAAGAGGCGATTTAAAAGTAGTAGCATTCCACGAGATAATTGCTTCGGCATTCGAAGACTTAGCTAATAAGAGATATCGTAGGCTGATTGTATCGTGCCCGCCACGATCAGGTAAGTCTATGTTGGCGTCAATGTTCGTAGCTTGGTTATTGGGTCGTGATCAACAAACTCAGCATATTATTGCCTCTTACGGGCAACAACTTTCTAGTAAATTTCACAAAGATGCGATCGCGTATTTAAAACAACCAGAATTTACTAAGGTTTTTCCGGAGTGGAAAGGTTTTTCCAGGGACTCCAAATACGATATGCTTGGTGGCGGATATATTCTGCCAACTTCCGTAGGTGGCGTACTTACAGGGTTTACTGCAGGAACCACAAACATAGATAGTGTTGGTGTGGGCGCCATGATCGTAGATGACCCTTTGAAGGATTCCACATCAGTTGCGGCATTAGAGGCTTTGGAAAGTTGGTGGGGAGAGGCTGCATCCACTCGTCGAACCAACAACTGGTGCCAGATGGTAATCGCAACGCGATTCCACCAGCATGACCTGCACGGTGTGTTGCTGGAAGCGGACGGGGAATATGACGAAGTGGAGAACCCAAATGGCTGGCGGTGGGTTAATATTGCTGGTTTAATTGAGACTGCCGAGCAAAGGGAGCAGGATCCACTTGAGCGTGACCTTGGCGAATCACACTGGCCAAGCAACACAGCTTTTTCCGTAGACATGCTCATGGCTCAAAAGAAGACCATGGGTTCGTTCGCGTTCGCTGCGCTGTACCAGGGTAATCCGGTCGCTGCAGAAGGGCAAATCATCAAAGACAGCTGGATTACTCGTATCGATAAAGAGCAGTGTCCCGGCTTTGATTTAACTTGGCTAGCAGTTGACTGTGCCTTTTCTGAGAAAGAAATGGCAGACGAGACGGCAATTTGTGTTGCTTCGATCTCTCATAGATACCCGGGAAAGGTATACATTCGGGAGATAATCACAGGGCGTCTGGGTTTCCCCGACCTCATTGCAAAGGTAAAACATTTATATTCCTTCTACGATGCGAGAGTTCTCTGCATTGAAAAGGCAGCATCTGGGCAGTCGCTGATTCAAATGCTCAAGAAAGAGGCAAAAATTCCTATCGAGGAAATGCGCCCCCTAAAGTCAAAGACGGTGCGCCTCCAGGCGGTCGCCCCTTTGATGGAATTTGCCCGAGTGCTTTTTGTTGGGGGCGACTGGATTGATCCTTTCATTAAAGAACTCACGACTTTTCCGTTTGTCAAACACGACGACCGAACTGACGCTTTCACCTGGGCGTTGACCTACTACTCCATGAAGCTGGATACGGTTGACAAAGGGTTGCAAGATGCAATTATCCAAAACAAACGATTTTTCGGTGAGTTAACAAGACCCGGATTTGATAATAGTTTGGCATTCCCTAATTTAACAAGCAAACGATTGCGTTTATTCCCGGCAGATAGTGCCTATAATGATCCGGACGGTTCTGAAAATGTTTTTGCAACAGATGCAGAAGCAGATCCCCGATCCCCATTAGTGCGGGGAGTGCGAAGACTATCGAGAAAAGATACCGGATACAATTTAGATATGTGAGGTGGGACGCTGAGATGTAAGTGGTGATGGTAACCACCACGATAAAATAAAAGTTCTATGTTCTACACATAGATTACCATGGCAAATCATCCGAACCCTGACAAAGTCCCGAGCATTATGCAAGAGGATTTCGGAACCAAAGTATTGATTACAGATCCAGCAGCTGATAAGATACTCGCAAAAGCATCAAAAGAAAATCCAAATCAAAAGAAGTTCACCGAGTTCTGTGGTAAGAAGAACGGATGGGACGATTACACCGAGCGTTGGCACTGAATACATACGGTGGTTGTTAGAGAGGGATTCCTGGTGGTCGGTGTGAGATCACCGGGTAAAATCTAACCGTAGAGTTCAGGTCTCCCAATGACTCTATCTCATTTTCAAGGGGGTGATATTGATGACCTGACGCTCATCAGCAACGAAGTATACACTGTATCCACTGTTTGCCTACTCACCCAAATGTTAGACTCTAAGACAAAGCGCAAGAACCGTCGTGCTGAAGCAGCCCAGATGTTAGAAGCATCCTACCACAAAGGAATGGATGTTCACCCGCCCAAGTTTTTGACTTGGCGCCAAGAAGAACTCTGGAACACGTTCAAGAAAAATACGGTCACACTGGCTCACGGATGCGCTGGCACAGGCAAAACTCTCATTGCCCTGCATTACGGACTTCACGGTATTGCCTCTGGCAATTTTGATAAGATCTATTATGTCCGTAGCGACGTGGGCGTCGAGTTTCAAAGGGGTCGGGGAGCTCTCCCTGGCGACTTATCTGAAAAGATCGCTCCGCTGATCGCCCCTGTGCTGGATAATCTCCCTTGTATTATGCACTCGCACGGTGCCTCTGAGTACCTGCTGAACAAGAAGATTATCGAACCGATTCTCCTCGAAGATATCCGTGGCCGCTCACTGAACGAAGCATTTATTATCGTCGACGAAGCGCAGAACTTCCTGCCTTCGCACATTAAAACCTGCCTTTCCCGCGTAGGCAAAGATTCTAAAATCTGCCTGATCGGCGATACCAAGCAGACGGACTTGGAAGTTTTCCGTCGAGAGAATGGACTTGTCGACGCCATTCATCGCCTGCGTCAACTTGCAGAAGTTGGTGTAGTTGAGTTTCAAAAAGAAGACATTGTTCGCAACTCTGTGATTGCGCACATTCTCGACCGCTACGAAGACTAATGAAGCCTGGGTCCTGCACATACGATTTTGCCGATTCCCGCATGTTACGCGGAGAGGATGCTCGCATCGATCGAGCAGCACAACGAATGGGTGTTGCAGGACCTACTTCTCCGATGCCGATGGGTGGAGGAGCACCGACAGCCTCCGATATTCGCGCAGCAAAAGCGAAAGCTGTAGGTGGCGGTCCAAAGAGGTGCACAAAAGGGAAATCTTGCTCTGCAACCTGCATTGACGCACGAGAAGATTGTCTTGTAGATTTACCAGAACCTGTCGGGATTGCACTCTCCCAGGTCTCTCGAATGTTGCGTGGAATGGTTGAGGAGGGGCGTGTAACGGAACCCGAGGCCCAACGGGTTGTGTCAGAATTGCGGTCCTCCACGGCATCCGCAAGTCCTCGCTCAGAGCAGATGGAAGCCTATCGGCGATTTGCAGAGGGAGTGAAGAGCGGAAAACTGAGTGATCAAGATAAGGATAACGTTGCGAAACTCTTAATCAGTACGACTCTTGTTCCTGGACAAGATCGGAACGCAGCTCGTGTGATGAGTTTTGATGAGATTCAAGCAGCGTTGAAGCCAGGCAGACTTGAGGCGTTTGATGCTGCGTACAAGGCGTCATTCACCCCTGACGGAAAGTTCGACCCATCTCGTAAAGGTGGAATGGGCGAGTTTATGGAAAAGAACTTCCTCAAGAATAAAGTATCAGACGAAGCTGCCGAGTCTGCTTACTACATGCTTCCTTCGAAAG